AGTGACTTACGTTCGGCCATGTCGACTAGGCGGTGTTGTTGACGGAGTGTCTTCCGGGGGTTTTTGATACGTCTTTGCTGACAGGCGACCTAATTAAAGGTCGCGTGCGAAGGCGTACATCATGGGATAATGTACGCAGTCCGTGATCGTCTTGGTTAGCGACAACGATTCGCGGAGGCTTTGTTCGCACAGTTCGACACTGCATTCATATCTGGCTTCAAAGAATGCGTCAGTTTCGGCCGTTCGGGTGTGGGCAGAGGAGCAAGCGATCTTGTAGTCCCTCTCTTTGTCAACGTAGCCTTGTGTTTGTTTGCCTTTCTTCTTCTTTTTCTTTTCCTTTTCAAGTTTGGAGGCAAGTGCATCACAGTGAGCATAGTAGACGCCGAGAACGGGGACATGAGCAAGGTCGTTGCGCATACCTTCAACCATCCCAACAATGTCCGTGTTGCTGAGATGCCGCACGCCAAACCCCAGTTTTGGGAGGCGGCGGCCGATTTTGGGTCCGAGAACATAACCACCCAGTACGGGCCAGAAGAGCCCAGAGCAGTATTCGACTTCGGTCCATTCCGAACGCACCTTGCACTTGGTCTTGAAGCCCAGTTCCAAATTCTGGGCGACCAAGTAGTCTGAAAGGTGTTGTTGTCGCTCGTCGGGAAGGGACCGGTTAATGACGACTAGACTGTCGTCGCCATTCACCAACATCCGATAATCTTCTTTCTTGAAACCGTACCGCATGAGAAGGCAATCCAACTTGCAAGCGTTGACAAAGCTGTTTGACATCGATGTGTCTGCTTTGCCGCTCGTCATGGTGCCGGGAACCTCATAAGCGAAATGTTTCGACTTGCCCCGTTTGTGGTATACCTCTTTCTCTACGAGGCTGGGGAGTCGATAACGGTTCAATCCGCAGGCTTTCTTCAGGATAAGGGAGCAGTCTGCAACCCCTTTCCCTTGGTGGGCATCGTAGCGACTCTCATCAAGCTCAATGATTGTGAGGTCCGTGTCGCCGTCGAAAGTCTTTCTCCACGCACCGAGTTCTTCGGCGGTGTGTCCAGAAGTGTAGCATATACGCTCCGTGAGGTTCCAAGCCTCACCGAGTTGTTTGCTAGCTGCCCAAATGAACGGCCCGTAGGCTACGTTCAATTCGTCCGAACATCCCTGAATGGCTCGCGGGTCAAAATCCTCAAAATGTTCGCCTGTTTTGAGGGTGACTTCGCGTTTGATGAACATTTTCATCGACAAGTCCCGGGCGCTCAAACCGCGATTGCGGACCTCGGCGTAAGCCTTTAGGTAGAGCGCTTGTTTTGCCTGTGGGTACTTGGCTAGCCATTTCATGAACAAATCGTCATAGGGTGCTTCCATCTCGTCGATTTCGCGACACAGAATGCGAGCTCTCTGGTGCACGTGTGCCCAAAGCTCGGGATTTTCCGGTGGCGTCTTGACGAGAGCGCGGTTGACGAGAGCGAGTTGCTCAT